ATCTCTCTCTTTAGTCCCTGCTGTGCAAACTGCACGGTTGAGGGCTCAATTGCGATAATTCTCGGTGTTTTCTGCGTCTTAGGCACGGATATGACCCTTACGGGCATCTCCGATTCCAAGGGCACGAGGTCACGGTGAAAGCTTTCCGGCAGATTCTGCGAGTACCGCCAAGGTGGGAACACCTCAGCGAGCCTCTCAGGCCAGTAGGCAAAATCCCAACGCTGCGCATGATCAAGTCGATCAGCAACAGCACCGGGACCGTGACGAGGGATGAGATCGAAGTCGGCGACCAAAGTCTCCAACTTATCGAACACATCCCCGAACAGGGACAAGGACACGCGTTTAAACGCATCAACAAGCTCATCTTCAGGAGGTGAATCCCGAAAGAACCGTCCCAATTCCTCGTCGGTGACGACGAAAGAATCGAACGCATCTGTTACCCGTGAGGGCGTACAGTCACGCTCGATCTTCTGTGACAGGTTTCCAATCTGTCGCACAGCCCAGATCGCGTTAGCGTCTGGGTCATCTAAAATACCACCATCATCAGAGAACACACGCGTAAGGAAACCTCGCAGAAATGCGGGGAGCCCTCGAACATGACTGAAGTTAGTCACATCGCGACGCGGCCAGACACCCGTATGGAGGCCTTTCTCAAGGGCCTTAACGAATGTCGGCAAGGTGAGCGTAAGAAACGGCTCACCCTCGTGTTCCACTCTTGACACTATAGTTTCAGTGTCGCGAGCCACGTTGGTATCACAAAGTAGTCCTGCATCATGCAGGACTGCCAGATGGAGAGTTACCAGGCTTTTCAATTCCCCTCCTTAAGAGGTGGTAATTCCAGCCAGTAACTAACCGATCAGGAAGTGCGTCGATAGCTTGCAGCGACTGCAATCCCAACGATGAAGACAGTTGTCAACGTCGAGAGGGCCACAATCGCAAGAGCGACGACGGTTTCCGTCACTTCTCACCGCCAAGAATCTTCTTGAGCAGTGCGTTCGTCGATGCCGTGAGCGCCGCGTTCAACGCGACGTACAGGGCTTCCACGTCGGCAACGGTGATCCCGAGAGGGATCGTTCCGTTGACCGTCAGGGAATAGGGCACCTTGCTTTTCAGCCCGGTGACCGGGTCGGTCACGATGACCGACTTGACGAGCGATGCCGACGAACGCTGTGTTCCCTTCTTGTCTACCTTTTGGGTGACGTAGAGTTCAACAGCGTTGTCTCGGTTGGCATAGACGTGAGTCTCGGCCCTTTCCTCGATTCGAGGCAGGGACGAGGCCGTTCCAGAAATGGTAACGGACTGAGGATCGGTAAGCACTGGTTCTCCTGTTGCTTGTTGTTGGGTTGGTGTTTGTTCTGTGTTTTGGCTAGCGAGTCTTTGTTAGACCCAAAGCCCCCAGGATCAGCATCTGCGGCCCAGATAGGACAGTAGACGAAGAGCCCGAGTATCCGAAAGGATTGCCACGTACTCGCCGCTTATGCAAGCGGCTGACCTCAGCGATCACCCGATCAGGCCCGGTATAAACTCTACCGGTTTGTGAAAGGATTCTGATCATTGAGGTCTTGGTCACGGAGGATCTCTCCTCCATGCCATAAAAGTACGTGCTTAGTACGCGGTTCGACGACGACGCCTCCATGGAGGCGATGGACTGGCCGATTTGGCCATACCAGTCGACGAGCCAGGACCACGGTGCGAGTTCCCAAAGAACGGATGGAGTGATGTCCAAGGACATCAGAGTCTCCAAACGATCCAGATATTTCTCTGGATTGAATCCGGCCTTAGGAATGTACACAAACTCGCCCTCCGCCCACTGCTTAACCACTGTCTTCGATGTAATCGAGACATTGGCCGTGCAGCCGGCGGCGGCGATCCATGACGTTCCAGGCATGGTGACTCCGGACAGAGTGCCGAAGTTACCATACGTGGCTGACATCACGGGTGTACCGCCATCCCAGCGGGAGAAGTTCTCCACTGGTTTGGCCTCACGCCTACGGTGATTTGCGCCAAAGGGCCGATAAAGCCCAAAGGAAGCCGACAGAAGTGCTTCTGCCAACCCGCGCAAGTCGTTGATCAAGGGTAACCACCCAAATTCAACGGCCAAGTAATCACTACCTGCAGCCTTCAACGTCTTTGCCCGGTGTAAAATATCCGGGATCAGACGGGGAAGCCCCTCACGGAGCTCA